AATGTTGGCTCTTTTTTGAACCAGTTAGGATATGGGGGAATAGGAGCTGTTATGGTAGGAGGTAGTCAAGTTCTTCTTAGAGGCATGTATGCTATGAGCCGTGGCGGTTCTAATAGCAGCGAAAATCGCTACAGGTTAGCTAAACTAGAACGTATTTTTCCAGGCATTAAGGCCTTTTCTACCAAAAATAAGGAGATAACTGATTTACAGCAATTGATTAAAGTATTTTGTGCTTATGAAAGCTGTGAGTCCAAAGAGTAAATTGAAAAGCCAAGCTCTAGGCGTTAAATTGAGCAGGTATTTACCTCATAACCCAAGAGGTTAAAGTGGGTTAGTTTGAGTTTTGATGATGCAATACACATATATATTTTGATCATCTGAAATATCTGGCAAATGTACCTCTAATTGATGGTTTGACAAGCCTGAACTGAGGACATCAGATATTAAGTGTGTGTGTATTTATAGGACTACCATTTGATACTGGATCTTTTAGACTGTCAGTGAGATGGTTTTTCTGTGATTCTGTGACTACAGAATCTCTGCTTGAACAAGTTGTGCATAACAATATGTCGGTACTACTTACGTGAGTAGAACTTTACAAATGAGTTTGGGTGTTGTTACCCTTAAAAAACATTCACCTATAGAAAAGAATAGGCTATTGCAGGCGATTCGTGATCACCTGAGTGGAACCTTTAAGGTTACCCAATTCATCAAAACCAAATTGTTATATCGAATTTTAATTTTCAGTCATGCACAAGGTTGGTTAGGTAATATAAGAAATCATTGCATTACTGAATGTTTCAACACTTCAGTTTTATCTTTGAATGAATTACATATAGTGTTGGATTTAGTTCATATTATTAATCAGACAGATGTAGGTATGGTAGATTTTTCACAGTTTCCACAATGTCTGGTTTTATTGTCTATGGATTATCATTTCATGTTACATCAAGGTGTTTGTATGCATAACTTACGGAATGGATTCCAGGTAATTGAATGCGATCACAAAGATGGATGGCAAGGAAATATATTGTTAATGTTATTCATTATATGGATAATCTTTTTAGTACTTCCTTATTTCATATTGATTGTCATTTATCGAATTATGTTTTTAAAAATCACGCTTAAGATTGTTATAAGAATAATTAGGGTCGCTCAAATGTGTCTTTATTTTAATAATCAATTGTTAGTTATATTAAGTAATAAATGTGACCATGCTCTGGGTTGGCTTGGTAATATTATATTTATATATATAATACTTTTCATTGTGGTCGTTATTTATTACTTTTGGGAGATGGGTCCTACTCTCTTTGTTCGAATGATCACCGATATTTATCAGTCAACACTGGTTTATTCAGATCAAGGTGTTCGACATTTGGTTAGACCGGTTGTTTTAACCAGTGAAAGGATGCGTCATCCTAATGATGATCCTTTGGATCATTATAATTATGACTATGTAGTAAATACAAACCTGGTTGATAGGTTTGGTGTCGACTTTGTGATTTATTGTCAACGCAGTTTGAGTTTTTATTTGCATTTGTACTTAAGTTGCTTTTTAAGTGATACTATTTATAATCGCTTGAGAAAAGACAAAGTTGACTTAATTATTCATATACACCAGGATATTGCTTATTTGAATGCACCAATTGATTTGCGTGATTTTAGTCAACATATAGTCACAATTATTAAAGGAAATGTTGCAATGCAATTAGTTCGCATAAGATATCGATTACCGGCAATAGGTGCCTTCTTTGAAATAGAAGGTTTTGTAATTATTCCATTATTTTATCATATATTACATTTTTATTGTAATTGTGCTTACCAATACATTTGTCATGCGGTAGGTGGTTGTGCTGAAATTAATATTAATTCAACCGATGTGAGTCCTCTCGAATTTACTTGTTATTTTGCTTATATGATGATTCGACATATCAAATGTTTTGGACAAACAGGTTATGTTTCGGTACATGCAACTTCAGATGATACTATAATTGGGCCAAATTTTCACTAATCCCGGTGGCAAGAAATTTTTATATGCTGGGATATAGGACTAGTGATGCAATTTTGTTAAAGTATTTGAAACCATTACGTAAAGTCAAAGATGAATTTGAATTATTGTGGGTTAAGCATGTTTATAGAGATCGTACTTTGTGTCAACGCCAGATAGGGCCTTATGTTTCGGATTATATTGCACCTTTTCCAGACACAAGGGATGTCCCCTCTGCTATATTAGGTTTACAACAAAGAGTATGTTCGGCCGTTCCAGTTGGGGAAAATTGGCTGTGGCCAGGATTTCGAATATTTCAATGGTGTGAAATGTATGATCTTAATTTTATGAGAATGCGTGGAGACAATTATCTGGTTGACATGACTTTTAAGGAGTATCTTGATCAATCATCGTATACCAATGCTGAGAAAGAAAAATTTATTCAGGCTTTGTTAAGACATTACCATTTGGAGCCTGAAGATCGTGATTTGGCAATTGTATTGGCTGATAATTTGACTATAAATGATGTGAAGACAATTATTAAATACTTTATTAAACGTGAAAATTATACTGGCATTGCTTTCTTTAGGGGAATTTTTCCCCGTGATGAGTTATTTAGAGTTTGGGCTTCTAAACATATTAAGAGTTGCGAGAACTCAGCAATCAATACTATTCCTAGAATCAATGGAGGTGTAAGTCCTTTTTTGAAACATTTTAGAGCTGATGAGAAACCTCATAAGATTAAGGAATTGTTTGATAGAGTTCCGGGCGTAATAATCTCGACTGATTATGTTTCTTTTGAGAAACATGCTACTC